GGCCGGATTGCGGTTTAAAGTTCGCCACGCTTTCAGGCTCTAACACGATACTTTGGCTCAAACGCTTGTCTTCTGCCTCTAAAATAGCCACACCGCGATCCATATAAAAACGGCCGACCACTTTAGACTGCGCACGCTCCACCACATCCAAAACTGTACCTTCACGACGGCCTCTGCGGTCGATACCAGCAGGACGAACAGTAACAATATCCCCATGCATCACGCCGCGCATCTGACGCTCATACAAAATAAAATCGCCCTCGCCCGTCGGCGTTAGCGGCACGGCAAAACCAAAGCCGTCTTTATGCGCTTCGACACGGCATTTAACCAATGCCAATTTTTCTGCCGCGCACACCGCGCCACGTCGATTGATCAACACCTGACCATCGCGCGCCATCGCTTTCAGACGGCGTTCGAAGAATTCATATTCATCTTCTGTAATCGACAATTCATGTGCCAAAGCTTCGATTTTTGTCGGCACACCTTTTTGTTCCAATAATTCAATGACCCACTCACGGCTGGGCAACGGATGAGAGTAACGTTGTTTCTCCCGCTCCAAATACGGGTCTTTTTCTCGTAAATTTAAAGATTTAGTATTTTTGTTCATTTTGATAGTTGACATTCTTTTTTTAAAATATATAATAGCTGCTTCTTCGCAGTTCAGGTAGTCAACTCTACCTTAAATTGAAGAATAAAGCAAAGCCCAGGTGGCGGAATTGGTAGACGCGCTAGCTTCAGGTGCTAGTGTCCTCACGGGCGTGGAAGTTCGAGTCTTCTCCTGGGCACCAAATAATTTGGTGCTTCTTTGCTTAAGAAAATTTAAATTGCCCAGGTGGCGGAATTGGTAGACGCGCTAGCTTCAGGTGCTAGTATCCTCACGGGTGTGGAAGTTCGAGTCTTCTCCTGGGCACCACTGATAAATCAATCAGTCAAGTTTTACATTATTCTGATAACAAGTTAGGATAATAGTCCACAGAGAGGTGGATGAGTGGTTTAAGTCGCACGCCTGGAAAGCGTGTATACGTGAATAGCGTATCGAGGGTTCGAATCCCTTCCTCTCTGCCATAGATACTTTTAAAAGTTTTACGAACTTTTCAAAAACAGAAAAAGCCCCTTAAATATTAAGAATTTAAGGGGCTTTTGTTTATCTAAGCATGTCAAACGCTTTTAAAAAGGGTTAAATCTTTTTTGTTTTTTTGTGGTATTTTATTTGGTATCGACCAAAAACGGATTAAAAAATGCCAAAAATCGTGACCCCCTTGACGCTGGCACAAGTCAAAGCTGCGAGAGCAAAAGACAAAATGTACAAGCTACCCGACGGCGGCGGCCTTGCTCTTTGGGTGCTTCCATCAGGCAAGAAGTCATGGCGGCTTCAATATCGCCGCCCTACCGATGGCAAGGCAGACACGCTGACACTGGGACTTTTTCCTAAATTCGGCCTTGCTGACGCAATGCAATGGCGAGAAGAGATATTAAAAAAAATTACCGAAGGAAAAGACCCTAAAATAATTTCCGATGACGTCGCCGCGAAATATAGATTTGAAAATTGCTTGGCGGTTTGGTATGACCGCTGGGCTAGATCGGGCGGCAAAGATGGCAGCGGAAAAGCGCCGCGTTATGCGAAAGCCGTATTGTCTGCGCTAGAATTGAACGCGATCCCAGTTTTTAAAGGCCGCGACATCCGCACAATTGAGACGGCGGAGATTGTCGAAATGCTCCGAAAAATGGAAGCGCGCGGCGTGTTGGAATATCTGCGACGCGTCAAGGGGAATTTGAATTTAATGTTTGACTACTACGTCGCCGACGGGACGCTGAAAAGCAACCCCGTGACTGTTATCGGAAAGCAGGTATTCGACAAGCCAAAAGAGCGACACTTTAAGTCTTTAAAATATGACGAGCTGCCGGTACTAATCGAAAAGCTGGAAACCGCCGACGGTATTGGTGACCGTGCGCGCCTGCTGATTTATTGGCAACTTTTAAGCATGACAAGGCCGTCTGAAGCCGCCGGGACGCTACTAAAAGAAATTGACCTTGGGCAGAAAATATGGGAAATCCCACTTGAGAGAATGAAGACGCGGCCGCATATCGTGCCGTTATCATCGGCCCTGCTGCAAATTTATAACGAGGCTATCAAGCTCAACGTCAACGGAATTTATTTATTTGAAGGAAGCGGCTTTACAAAATCGCTAGACCGTGAAACCGTCCGACTGAAACTGCGGCGGAAAATGAAACTAGACACGACCGCCCACGGCCTCCGAAGTCTTGCCAGAACGTACCTCCGCGAAAAACACAAAATCCGCCGAGACGTAGGGGAATTATTGCTTTCACACGGAATCGCAGACAAGACGGAGAGAGCCTACGACCGCTCCGAACTGCTAGAGGAACGCCGCGAAGCCTTGGAATTATTTGGCCGTGATGTGATGGCATTACGCGAAAAATACCGCCGTCAAAAAGACAGCGAATAATTTAGAAAGAAAACGCGGAATTTTGCGTAAAATCGCATAAAAAACGCGTAATAAAAAATATATCAAAGACCGTCAGAATATAAGACTTTGAGTATATCGCCCGACTGCATAAAAATGCAGAGGATTTTTTTAATGCGGAGGCGCGGAGGGCAGTGCGCGGCGAGCCGCTCCGCGGCCGGTCAAAATTTCCGAAAATAAAAAAGCTGAATCCAAAAAAATGTATTCAGCTTTTCTTTTGAGTTTGATTTTATTTCGGCGTCGGCTCTTCAACTTGATAGCTGTCGAAGTCAAAAACTTTAAGCCCGATTCGGTCATTAACGTCAATGAAACTTTGCTGCAACGGCTTGACCTCGTTTGTAGCAAACACTTTGGCCACCGTCATCGCGTCGCCAAGACCCCCGGCAGACTTCGGAACAATCCCCATCAACGCAGGCGGCACGCGATGAATGGCCATCATATCTTCCGCGCTCACGGATTTAATATTGAGGAACTCGTCCTTCGCAGCGACCTCCGCGATGGGAATCAGTTTAATGCCGTCAGGATTTCCGCCCGGCGCGCGCAGTACAACATTTTTAAAATTGCCTGCGCCTTTAGACTCACGTAGCTGCGACTTGACTGCATTCCAGCCCTTCTCGTCGATTTGCGTGTCAGTCGAATAAAGAATAAAGCCGGCATGTGAACCATTCTTGTAATAGCGGACGCGGAATTTTGTCGCCGCCGAATTTAAATCAATAGAATCCATCGCCGCCAAATAATAAGGCACGCCATAGATTTCCTGTTTCAGATTCGGCTGCATGATGTGGATCACGTCTTTGCCGTTGATTTCTTCATAGCCCAACTGTAAAAAATTATTCCGCAGATAGACAAAGTCTTTCAGGTTTGACGCGCGCCTCATGTACAAAGCCAAGCGGCTTTTCATCCCGACGACCTTTCCCAGCCTATTGCGCTGCATCTCAAGATAGCCATTACCCAAAACTAAATAATTAAAAGCCAGCTTTTCAAATTCAGATCTGCTTAAAAATTCCGTCGGCTTAAAGGTAACTTTCAAAATGTTCAACTTGGCCAGCAGAGCGGACGCATGGTGCAGACCCTTAGTCAGCAGACGCTCAACATCATATAAATTGACAGGCGGATCGTACCATGTGCCGTTATCAACGCAGCCGATAAAGTCGAAAAGACTGTACACGTCTTGGTAGTCCTCAAATGAAAAGACATCACAGTCAAACTGGCCCTCTTTCAAAATCTCATTAGTCATAAATAAACCCTCTCATTAAAAAACATCAACCGAACCACGCGCCGCCGAGCCGTCGAGCGGCTCTTGGTAGAACACCTGCAACGCCGCCCACGCGACATCAGCATGGCTCAATTCTTTTGTCCGACCGCTGACATAGGTCACATTGCGGCCGCTGCCGGTCACAGCCGTGCGAATACTCATAAAGGCGGCCGTGAAATCCTTCCAATCAAGCTCCCACTCGACGCGCTTTTCGCGCATGAGCGCGTGCATCTTATTAATCATCAAATACTTTTCCTGCATCGAGTATTGAACCCCGACGACAGGCGGATAGAATCCCTGCACAATCTGGAAGACCGCCGCCCCCAATCCAGTTTTATCGATGACAACCTTTTGGACGTTGTATCGCTCGAAAGCCTTTTTAATAAATGCCGCCTGGCTCTGGAAATCATTGCCGTGCAACATCTGCCGCTCAACAATTCGGAACTTATCCCCGGCGAAACGCGGCGGCACGACAGCCACAAAAGCCGCCGCATCGCCTGAATCGGCAGGGTCATAGCCCAACCAAACAGGCAAATTCCCAACAGGCCGCGCCGCGAACGGTTTATAAAATTCCGCCCACTCGTCCCAAGAATCGACCGCGCAGCGTTGCAATGCCGTGAAGTCAAAGACATTGTCGCCGTCCTCGACAAACTCACACATAAAGAGCTGACGAAATTCCGCCGGCGAGTTTTCAAGCAGGAGCTGTTGACGGTCAAACAAATTACAGCCGCGACGCTCCGCATCATCGAGCGTCACAATTTGACGCCATTGCCCATCTTCGCAGGCGCGGCCGTCAACCAGCGCGTCATGGCTGACATTGAGTTTGATATGCTCCGACTTATCGCGCCCCTCATTAAATTGCTCTCCGGTCCAAAACGAATAAGCCGGATGGGACACTGCCGAGGGCGTGGAAAAATAAGTAATTCGATACTGACTTTGAGACGCCATCGGCTTCGCCAAGCGCGTCAACTCTTTGAAATCGGGGATCCAGAAATACTCGTCAACATACAAATCCCCATGTCGGCCTTGAGCCGTGCGCGAGTTAGTCCCCAAAAAATACAAGACCGAGCCATTGCCCAAACGAATATCAGCGCCCTTCAGCTCGACGCCGACCATCTGCGCCATATCAATCTGATACTGCTTAAACTGAAACGCCTGCGCCTTAGACGCAGACAGAAACACCTTATTTTTTCCAGTCGTCAACGCGTCAACCAATGCCTCACGCGCAAAGAAAAACGTCGCCCCGATCTGACGACTTTTGAGCAGATTGCGGAAACGTACCTTTTGATTGAACCAAATCCGCTGATACTCAAACATCTGCTCCCTGAAGATTTCCTGCAAGCGCAAGACCTGCTCTGCCGTGAAACTATTCGGCGCAGGCTTCGTTGCCGCGCGCACATTCTCACGCTCCCGACGCTCACGCGGCGGCTTGTCGATAGTCGGCACATCCCAGGGCAGGCCGTCTGAAACCACAGGCGCGGCCGCCTGCTCGACCTCATTCAAATCAGGCTGACGCGCATCGGCTTTCTTGCCGCCCGAAACCAGCGCAAAAAGCTGCCGCATTTCCTTATAGTCGGCGTCCGATTTCTTCGGCTGGGCAATCAAAACATGCAGCCGCATTTCCGCCGACGCAGCCACGCGCACCGCCGGACTGCCGCCGTCCCAATTATCGCGGCTTTTCCACGAGTAAACTGCCGGCGCTTTTAAACCCAAATGTCGGGCAATTTCCGAAATCCGCCAGCCCTGCCAATAAAGCTCACGCGCCATCAAGCGCGGATCGACGTTTGGTTTGATTAACGATTCTTTTGTCATCTCTCAAAAAATAAAAAAGTCTGAAAACCAAACAATCAATGATTTTCAGACCGCCTTAAACCCAAACGCCTTTTAAAAAAATCCTCAAAAATCGCAAAGCATAGATAAACCGTCCATCGCTTGCCAAACTATGCCCATCCACACGCGAGAGCATCCAACCCATGACCTATAAAAAAACCGATTGGCGCGTCATCGGCGTCAGCGGCGAAACCGCAGACGGCCGCACCATCTCATCCAAAGAGCTGCAAGAAATGGCCGACCAATACGACCCAGAAATCTACGGCGCGCGCATCAACTTGGAACACATGAATTTTCTGTTTCCCGATTTCGCAGGCGGCTACGGCGACGTCGTCGAACTCAAAGCCGAGCCGTGGGCGAAAGACGAAACCAAAACCGCCCTGCTGGCCAAGCTGAATATTACCGAGAGCCTCCAGAAACTCTGGGACAGCGGCCAAAAAATCTACACAAGCATGGAAATCACGCCACGCTTTGCCGATACAAAAAAAGCCTACCTGACCGGCCTCGCCATTACCGACACCCCGGCCAGCCTTGGTACGACCGCAAACTACACCGCCGCCAAGAATAAGGCCGAAGAAAAAATCTTTACCGCCTACCGACAAACCGAAACGCAGGAAATCGCCATGACCAAGCCACAAGACAGCAACCAAGCCGAAAACCAAGCCAAACCACTGACCGAAGAACACGCCGAAAGCATTTTCAGCCGCCTGTTTGCCAAATACTTCGGCAAAAAAGAACCGGAGCAGCCGGAAACCCCGGCCATCAATCCGGAGCAACCAAGCGAGCCAAAAGACGGCCAGCAAATCAAGCAAGATGGCTGGGATGGTTTCAGCAAAGCCGCCCAATTAATCGAGAAACTGGACGAAAAAATCGAAGCCCAGCAAACCGAATACAACGCCCTGCGCGCCGAGTTTGACAAGTTCAAAGCCGAAATCGAAGCCGCGCCATATACCGGCCAACGCCAAGAACACAGCGGCAGCCAATCAGCCGACCGCATTGTTTGGTAAGTAAGCAAACTGAAATCCACCCCATCCCCCAATACCACAGAAAGCGCATCATGAACCAAACTAAATTAAGCTTCGCCATCGCCGCGATGATTTCCGACGTTGCCGCCGCCCAAGGCATCAGCAAAGAGCAAGTCAGCAACGGCTACACCATCGCCCCGACCGCCGTGCAGACCATGTACGACGAAATCGCACAAAACACCGAGCTGCTGCAAAAAATCAACCTGCGCCCGAAAACTGAAAAAGTCGGCGAAGTCATCGGCCTTTCCTCCGGCCTGATCGGCAGCAATACCGACACCACCGGCGCAGGTAAAGAGCGCAAACCGAAGCCGATTCACAACTTGAGCGGCCGCAAATACACGCTCGAAAAAACCAACTTCGACGCAGCCCTGCGCTATGACGAAATCGACCAATGGGCGCACATGACCGATTTCCCGAAACACATCAACAAAAAAATCGCCGAATCCATCGCCCTGTCTTTGGTAACAATCGGCATGAACGGCACCAGCCGCGCCGCAGATTCTGACGCGACCTCCAACGCAATGCTGCAAGACGTTGCCAAAGGTTGGCTGCAAAAAATGCGCGAAGAAAACAAATCACGCTGCATCGGTACAACCGGCACAGCGACCGCTACCGTCCCATACGGCCCGGGCGCAACCGATTACAAAAACCTCGATGCCGTCGTCACAGACGCGCTCAACGTCATGATGGACGAACGCTTCGCCGACCGCTCCGACTTTGTCGTCTTGGCAAGCCGCCGCACTGTTGGCGACAAATACCTGCGCATCATCAATAAATCAGGCGAGATTTCCACCGAAATCGAATCAGGCGGCCGCTTGAACAAAGAGCGCACATTGGGCGGCCTGCCGGTCATGTACGTCCCCAATATGCCGCAAAACACCCTGCTGATTACCCCGTTGTCGAACCTGTCGATTTACTACCAAATCAGCGGCGAGCGCCGTCAAATCGTGGACAACCCACGTAAAGACCAGCTCGAGAGCCTGCAATCGAAGAACATCGACTTCATTGTCGAAGAATATGGCGCGGCGGTTTTGATTGAAAACCTGACCTACACCAAATAAAAACAGGGGGCGCAAGCCCCCGAATACAAAAAGAAAGGCCGTCTGAAATGACCCTACTCCGCCAACACTTTGACCAAAGCATTGCCGCAACAGCCGCAACAGACAACATCGACATCAACGCCCTGTCTGTCTATCAGCGCCTCTACAAAAGCCTCAAAGACGACAAAGCGATTTTAAAAAACATCGCCTCAATTCAAGACAAAATCAAAGCAAAAGCCGCCATGATTCCGAATTATTCCGACTGGATTCAAGGCGTCATCGATACCGGCCGCGCAGCCGAAGACGACCAAGTCACTCCGACGCTCTTGGTTTGGATGATTGACACAGGCGCGCTCGACCAAGCCATGCCGTTGGCGCAACTCGCCATCGAGACACAAATGGCATCAACCGACGAATACAGCCGCACCATGCCCGAAATCATCATCGAGCAAATGGCCGAGCAAATCAGCGCAGGCAGCGACATCAGCCTGCCCAACCTGCAAACCCTGATTGATTGGGTCACAGCCAAATCAGACAACCGCCTGCACATCAACAACATGCCCGACCAAATCCGCGCCAAATTGCTCAAAGCCGCAGGCGAGCGCGCCGAAGAGCAAGGCGAAGACGAACACGCCCTCGCCCTCTACGAGCAAGCCTACGCCTACAACGCGCGCAGCGGCGTCAAAAAACGCATCGACGCCCTGAAAAAACAGCTCGAAAAATAAAAGCTCCCCCGCCGTATGGCAGACGGCGGCCTGTCTGCAAGACCAATCCCTTACAGCCTGCGCCGCCGCCCCTGCCATACCCCCAATAAAAAAGGCCGTCTGAAATGACCGGATTTAACTTTAATACCGCCGCCCCAGCCAACACACAAACCATCGACAAACAACACATCGACAGCGGCGACTTTTGGCCGGTTATCGACCTGGACGAGCTGCGCCGCGACATGCGCATCGACACCACCATCACACCAGACCGCCTCTTCGAGACCGCCGTCAACGCCGTCGCCTACGTCAACGACCAGCTCAAAGACATCATCGCCATCGTCCCATTGGCTCAACACATCAGCCAAACCGACCCACGCCGAATCAACGGCGAGCCGCTCGCCAACATCCGTTACCGCCGCGCCGTGTACAGCTACACCAAAGCCCTGCTCCTAGAGATTTACAACGACTACGACAGCACCGGAAAAACCGCCGCGCGCAGCGACGCCAAACAAGAGACCGCCGAAGACTACCGCCGCGAAGGCCATCACGCCATCGCCGAGCTGCTCAAAAAGCCGCGCATCGACTGCGAGCTGATTTAAAGGCCGTCCGAAATGCACACCCAAAACAACACCATCATCACGCGCGACGGCGACACCATCAGCCGCCTGGCCTACGAGTATTACGGAAAATCCAGCGGCATGGTTGAGCAAATCCTCGCTGCCAATCCAAAACTAAGCCGCCAAGCCGTCCAACTGCCTGCCGGGCTGACCCTCGTCATGCCCAAAATCGAACAAAACCAAACAATCAAAACTATCAATCTATGGGACTAGAAAACGTGAACGAAACCAAAACCACCACCGCCATCAACGCGGCCGTCATCGTCATCGGCAGTTATCACATGGCCGCCTCTGTTGCCTTCGGCGCGGCCGTCGGCGCCAGCCTGTTTATCTTGAGCCAAAACCAACACAGCCCCCTGACCAAGGCTTGGCTCTTCGCCGTTTCATTTTTCAGCGGCATCTTCGGCGGAGAGACCGCCGCAGGGATTTTCAACTGGGTATTAAGCATCATCCGTCCGGACGCCCAGCCGCTGAAATTTAACGAATTTCTCGGCGCGGCCCTGTTTTCCGCCCTCGTCGTCGTCATTGTCAACCGCCTGATCGACTTTGTCGGCACAGCCAAGCCGACAACCCAACCCAACCAAAAGAAAGGAGAGAGCGAATGACCCCACTGCAAGCCGCCGCCATCATCTCCCTGACGGCTGCCGGAGCATGGCGCATCCTGTTTTTCGACACACGCGGCCGCACTCATAAGCCCCTCATTTGTTTTATTGCCTGGCTCAAATTCGCCTGGATGATCGGCCTCATGATTGCCGTGATATTCAAACTCTACTCCGCCGCCGTGTGGGGGCTGATTTTCGGCCTCGCCCTGCATACCGGAGCATTAATTTGGCACGGAGGCAATGTCAACAGCCTATTGCCGACCTCGACCAAACATCAAACCAACCCATAAGAAAGCCTCACAAATGACCGACAAACCAACCTACACCCTGGGCAAAACCAGCCTGACAAAATTAAATGGCGTCCATCCCGACCTCGTTAAAGTCATCAAGCGCGCCATCGAGCTGACAAGCCAAGATTTCAGCGTCAACGAGGGACTGCGCACACTTGAGCGACAAAAGCGACTTGTCGCCGCCGGTGCAAGCCGTACCCTCAACAGCAAACACTTGAAACAATCCGACGGCTACGGCCACGCCTCCGACCTCATCCCGTGGGGCGACTTCGACGGCAACGGCACCAAAGAGATTTCATGGGCGTGGGAAAACTTTTACCCCATCGCCGACGCCATGCGCGCCGCCGCCAAAGAATTAAACATCCGCGTCCGCTGGGGCGGCTGCTGGGCAACCCTCAACGACACCACCAAGCCGACAACCGAACTCGTCGCCGACTACGTCGCCGAACGCCGCGCCGCCGGTAAACGCGCGTTTATCGATGGCCCACATTTCGAGCTTGCCTAAAGGACGCGACATGAAAACCGTCATTTCATTTTGCATCGCCCTCTTTCTCGCCTGCGCCCTATTGATGAACGGCCTGCTTAAAGCCAACCGCACCATTAAAGCAAAAGAGCAAGAAATCAAAACGCAGGCCGAGACCATCAAGAAAAAAGAAGCCGCCCTGAATCTCTACCACCAGCGCAGCCGCACCCTGCAAGAGCAGCTCGACCGACTGACCGCCGAAGCCGCCGGCCACAATCAGCAGATTCAAACGGCCATCCAAAAAAATCACGATTGGGCAAATCAGGCAGTCCCCGAAGATTTAGCCAAATCCATCAAATAAAAAAAGGGCGTGTTTGACACGCCCTATCTTAGAAAGCACAGCCATGAAAACGATCCTCCCCATCTTACTCGCCGCCGCCCTGACCGCATGTGCCGCCAAAGAGCCGCTGACCATCCAAGCCGCTGACACCTGCCCACCAGTGCCGAAATGTACCGTCAATCCGCCAGCCGAAATCAAAACCAATGCCGACTTGGTTTATACCATTTCCGCCTACAAGACAGCTTTTCAGCAGTGCCGCCTCTACCGCGACACCCTCGCCGCCTGCCTCCATCAAGAAGAGGAGGCGGAAAAATGACCGATTTTATCGACCGCGCCTGCGATCTGGAAGAAATGCAACGCGCCCACGCTCTAGCCAGACAAGCCGACCGCGCCGAGCAAAACTACCCCTCCGCATTTGAGTGCGAAGAATGCGGCGAACCCATCCCCGAAGCACGCCGCCAAGCCGTCCCCGGCTGCCGCCTCTGTATCGACTGCCAACGCGAACAGGAAAAATATGGAAAAACCAGCTTTACTGCGCGCTGAAATCCAAAAGCACCTGCCGGAGCTGCGCCAAAATCCCGACAAGCTGACGATGTTTGTGACAAACGGGCAAATCATCGCCTCAAAAGGTACATTGAGCCACGAGACCAAGTACCGCCTAAGCATCATGATTACCGACTTTGTCGGCAATGTTGACGTCTTAAACGCCGTCGTCATTGCTTGGCTGCAAGAAGAAAACCCCCAAATCATCGGCCCGGGCGCGACCACGCCGACAGATTACAGCTTTGAAGTCGAGCTTTTGAGCAACAACACCTGCGACATTTTGATTGAGTTAAACCTGACCGAGCGCACCACCGTGCTGACCGACGACCAAGGCAACATCGTCATCGGCCATCCGCGAAACGCCAACCATTCCGACCTGATGACCGCACTAGGCATCGGGACAGACAGAAAATGACCGCCGACGCCTTAAATCTCTACATCAAGAACATTGACGAATACATTGCCAAACTCTCCCCGGCAGAGCTGCGCCGCCTGAAAAGCGACATTGGCAAAGTCGTTTTAAAAGCCAACCGCCAGCGCATCCGCGCCAACATTGAGCCTGAAGGCAACGCCATGACGCCACGCGCCGGACACAGCGAAGAAGGGCGCAAGCTCAAAGACGGCGAGCGTCTCAAAGTCGGGCAGCGCTTTGTCTATCTCTCCGGCAAACACGCCGGGCGCATCCGCCAATTTAAAAACATCAAGACCGCCGCCAGCGCAGCCAAGAAATCGCGCGCCAACACGGCCGCCTACGATCCGCAGTATGAGTGGGGCTACGAGCTGGAAACGCGCGGCGTGTCAAAATTCAACCGCGACTACATCCGCGTCTTAGACGGCAAGCCCACCAAAGAGCGGCTGAAAACGCGCATGTTCACGAAAATCCACCGCGCCAAATACCTGCGCTCACAAATCGACAGCATGGGCGTCGCCATCAAATTCGTCAGCGGCCTGACAGCCTACATCGCCGCCGCCCACCAATACGGCGAAGACGGCCGCCCCGAGCGTCATCTCTTAGGTTTTAGTGATGACGACCTAGAAATCATCGAAAACCTCGTCATCAGCCACATGGCCGCCCACGAATAAAAAGGCCGTCTGAACCCGTTGTCAGACGGCCTCTCTTTTAAAAAAAACCATCAAAACCGCCAAAAATAGAAAATCCGCCCTGCGCTTGCCAAACTATGCCCATTACACGCACGCGACCCAAACCCAATGACCGCAGAACTCAACAGAAAAATCGCCAACATCATCAAGCAGGGCGTGATTGCCGAATCAGACCCTGCGCGAGCATTGGTACGCGTGCAGCATGGCGAGCTGACGAGCGACTGGCTGCCCTATTTTGTCCCCTTTGCAGGCGGCGTTTCCGTCCATCGCCCCCCGAGCGTCGGCGAAAACTGCATCATCTTGTCGCCAAGCGGCGAGACCGCCAACGGCTTGGTTTTATGCGGCATGGCATCGGCCTCATTCCCAAGCCCTGCCCAATCGGCTGACGAGACCGTCGTCAAATTCCCAGACGGCGCCATCATCAATTACAACCACAGCGCAGGCCAAATGACATTAAAAGCCGTCGCCAAGCTGACCATCGACGCGCCAGATACCCTCATCACAGGCAACGTTGTCATCCAAAAAATGACAACAAGCAACGGCCTGCTGACCTACACGGCTGGCATGAGCGGCAGCGGCGGAGAAGGCGAAGGCGGCGGAACAACGATCAAGGGCGCAATCAACCACGAAGGAACGCTGACCAATACCGGCAAAATCACATCCAACGGCATCGTCCTCGATGAGCATATTCACACCGGCGACAGCGGCGGCAAGACAGGCAAACCCGAATGACCAACAGCGAAACAGGCCGTCAAATCGGCCTCTACGACCACATCCGCCAATCAATAAAAAATATCCTGTTCACGCGCATCGGCACGCGCCTGATGCGCGAAGAATATGGCAGCCTGCTGCCCGAATTATTAGACCAACCGATTACCCCTGCCCTGCTCTTGCAATGCCAGGCGGCCGCCATCGCCGCCTTGGCAAAGTGGGAGCCGCGCATTGAAATTCAGGCGGCCACCGTATCGGCAGCAGCCGCCATCGCCGCAAAAGTCATCATCAACATCGAAGCCGTCAACATCTCGACCGGCACACTTGAGACATACAGCATCAGGAAATAAAAAATGCCGCAAATTGCCGACCTGTCAAAAATCCCAGCTCCCGACGTCATCGAAGAGATTGACTTCGAGAAAATCCTTGCCGCGCGCAAGGAGCGTTTCATCGCCGAATACCAAACGCCTGCCGAGCGCGAATATTGGCGCAAAGTGTTGGAGCTGGAATCAGAGCCGGTTGTCAAATTGCTGGAAGAGTGCGCCTACTCCGAAATGCTCATGCGCCAAGATTTCAACGAGCGCGCCAAAGGCTTAATGCTGGCGTATGCCACAGGCAGCGACTTGGACCAGCTCGCCGCCAATGTCGATATTCAACGTCTCGTCATTACCGAGGCCGACTACACCGTCGATCCGCCTATCCAGCAAGTTTTAGAATCCGACGAATCATTGCGCCGCCGCGTGCAAGGCGCGTTTGAAACCCTGACCACGGCAGGCAGCGAAGAATCCTATTACCAACACGCCAAATCAGCTCACGGCCAAGTCGCCGACATCGCCGTCATCAGCCCGAGCGGCGCGGTTGTCGATATTGTCGTCCTCTCAAATCAAGCAGGCGGCGTGCCGTCTGAAGCCGTCATCAAAGCCGTGACCGAGGCCGTCAATGCCAAATACCGCCGCCCGACCGCCGACCGCGTGACAGTCAAGGCCGCCCAAATCATCGAGTACCAAATCAACGCGCAAATCATCGTCTATCCGACCCCCGACTACGAGCCGATTTTAGAAAATGCGCGAGCGCGTATGCGTGAAGCCGTGGACGAGAATTTCAAGCTAGGCCGAGATGTTGACCTTTCTATGATTTACGCCGCCCTCCGCGTCGAAGGCGTGCAGAGCGTCGTCATCAGCCAGCCAGCCACCGCCCTGCCGGTCACTCAATATCAGGCTGCCTTGTGTACGCAAATCAATATTAGCTACGGCGGCCAAAATGAATAAATACCAAACCGCCCAGCCATCAACGCGGACGGCATTTGAGAAGAAATTCGGAGAAGCCGAAATCTATCCCGTCCCTTACGCCGTCGTCTCCGACCTCTGGAATCCCGACAGAATCCCAGCCCACCTGCTGCCGTATCTCGCCTGGGCGCTGTCGGTTGACTACTGGAATGACGCATGGGACGAGCAGCGCAAACGCGACGTCATCAAAGCCGCCTACCGCACCCATAAATTCAAAGGCACAAACGGCGCAATCGAGGAAGCATTAAAGCCCTTTGGCGTGACCGCCAAGATTACAGAATGGTTTCAGACTAAGCCCATCGGCTCGCCTGCCAGTTTCGGCCTGACCCTGATGGCAGAAGAAGCCATCAGCCAGGCCGACTATCAGGAAATGCTGCGCATCGTCCAAAAGGTCAAGCCAGTAAGCCGTCATTTAAGCGGCTTGACCGTCGGCGTTATGACCTACGGAAAACTCAAAGCCAGCGGCATTACCATCAGCGGCCAGCGCACGACAATTTATCCGTACATCAAACCGCAAATTAATTTATCCCCGGCAGGCCGCGCCGCCGCCGCATTACAACAAATCGACGTCATCACAATCAATCCGAAAGCCAACCCATGAGCCAACAATATTACACACTAGTCACAAACATCGGCGCCGCGCGCATCGCCAAAGCGACCGCCCTAGGCACAGTCGTCAACTTGAGCCAAATGGCAGTCGGCGACGGCGGCGGCCAACCCATCACGCCATCAGCCACAGCCACAGCCCTGACGCGCGAAGTGTATCGCGCCAGCCTCAATATGTTGGAGGTTGACGAGAACAACCAAAAGCAAGTCATTGCAGAGCTGCTCATCCCAGAAGAAGAAGGCGATTTCACAATTCGAGAAGTTGGCCTCTTTGACAACAACAACAACCTGATCGCCATCGGCAGCATTGCCGACAGCTACAAGCCGCGCCTCTCCAGCGGCACGGCAAGCCAACAAATCATCCGCATGGTCATTCAAATCGACAACACCGACGCCGTCGGCCTCAAGGTTGACCCGGCTGTCGTTTTGGCGACGCGAGAATTTGTTGAGCAAACAGTAAATAAAAAATTCGGCAACGTCGCCTACCGCGTGCCAAGCATTGCCGCCCTGCGCGAATTTAATAAGTCTGGAGCATCCGTCGTCATCGTCGAAAACTATCACGAAGGCATCAACGGCGGCGGCGGCGTGTTTGTCAAATCCGACAATCAAGCCCTTGCCGACAACGCCGCCACAGTCATCGTCGGCGAATCCGGCACACGCTGGCTGCGCCAATACACCGCCTTGAGTATTCGCGATTTTGGCTATGCCGAATCAAAAAACAACGCCACCGAAACCATCGAAGCAGCCGAGCGCGCAGCGTTAGGCGTGTTTGTCGATTGCTTAGGTTTAAAAATCGATACAAATAAAAAGTACCAAACAAAAAACAAATACGGCAACGGCCAATTTACCGTCAACGGTGCTACCGTCGATATGCCATATCAGCCTATCCGCACAGGCATCGGGCGATTTATTAGCGGCACCGCCGCAGCCGCGAATCTCAAGTCCAACGAATGGACAGGCGCAGGCATCATCGTCATCGGCGAAGGCGCGATGGCAAAAGCCGAGAAATGCGTTTCCGGCATCGCCATCGGCGACCGCGCGCAGGGCTTTTCGCGCATTAGCCGCGACAACATCGCCATCGGTGCCGACAGCCTGATCAACGTACAAGCAGAGACCGAATGGTACGACCAGTCAAAAATGGCCGGCACTCGAAACATCGGCATCGGCGGCAATGCCGGCCGAGGAATCACAAGCGGCTATTCCAATGTTTCCATCGGCCGCAACGCCGGGCAAGGCTTGGGCGAAGGCTCATCAAATATTGCACTGGGCGCAGGCGCAATGGCAGGGACGGCGCCAGTCGGCTTGACCGGAGACATCGAAGTTTTCTGGCCGTCGCCAACATCGAGAACAATCGCAATCGGCGAGGCCGTCTTGCAAGCATATCAAGGCCGCGCCGCTCAAACCGCAATTGGCGGCAACGCGGCAAGAAATACCAAAACCGCCGAGAAAGTGACCGTCATCGGCGCGAACGCAATGGAAAGCCTCGAACAAAACCGCGCCCCAAACGGCGGAAATGTTGTCTGGACAGGCACAGAAACAGGCAGCTACACACAATCGGCGAATACTATTACTTTGACATTTAATAATATTCGAGGGGCTAAAGTTAATTATTGGGTAGGCATCCGCCTGACATCAGGCCCAGCGCAGACCTTACAAAACGACGTTATCCCCGTGAAAGTAGTATCGGTTAGCGGCAATAATCTGACAGTTAATAGCTCAAAAGAGCTGACCGCCTCCGGCTCTGCCGAGCTGAAGTTCGTTTTCTCGGATACCTCCTCCGCAACTCTGAACGAAGAGCTGACAATCATCGGCACAAACGCCATGAAGACGGCAGTCACCGCAGGTTATTCGACAATCATCGGCGCAGATGCTGCGTTATCGGGAGAAAATTATCAAAAATCAACCGCCATTGGGGCATCATCATTGCGGACTGGTGGTCATATTTCAACGACCGCCATCGGGTATTGGACGATGCCGACAGCGAGTAGTGAGAAATGCGTTGCCATCGGCGATAGTGCCGGATATCGAAATGTTCAAGGCGATATTTTAAAAAACAAAATCACAAACTCCATCGCTATCGGTTACGGCGCGCGCATCAACGGCGACAATGAAATCCAAATCGGCACAACCGGGCAAACCCTATACGCCCCGACCGCTGTCAACATCCGCTCCGACGGCCGCGACAAAACCGACATCAAACCGCTTTCAGACGGCCTTCAATTTGTCATGAAACTGAAGCCGGTCACAGGCTACTACGACCGCCGCGATGCTTATGTTGACGAGCTTTTCAACGACCTACCAGAAGACGAGCGCGCCGCCAAAGTGCGCGAATGGTGGAAGAATCCAACCAAAGACGGACGTCACAAAGAAGATCGACAGCAGCATTGGTTTATTGCCCAAGACATCGCCGCCCTAGAGGAAGAATATGGCCGCCTGCCTATGGTCAACATCAAAAACGACACCTACACAATCGAATATGAGACTTTTATCCCAGTTTTGACAAAAGCCATCCAAGAGCTGGCCGAGAAAGTTGAAAAATTGGAAAACGAAAACAAGGAATTAAAAAATGACAAGATGCGTAATTGACCACGACGGCCTGTTTGTCGAAGAGCAATATTTTGACGACGGCCGCCAAAGTATCGAAGCCGAAGTGCCGCCGCTGCAAAAAAAACAAGCGGCACGATGGACGGGCGAAAACTGGGAAATTCTCCCCGATTTCCGGGGCGAAGTCGTCTTTACAAAAGACGGCGAGAAAGTATGGAAAGAAATCGGCAGTCTGCCGGAGGGCGTCAGCCTGACACCGTTGGAAACGGCAAATCTGGCAGATTTTAAAGCCGCCATGCTGACAAACCTCAACGCCGCCGCCCAACACTTTGTTGACACCCACTCCGGCGCGAGCCAAGTCCCCGATTTCGAGTTTGCGACATGGCCGCTCCAGTCAACCGAGGCGCAGGCGTGGGCTGCCGATAAATCAGCCGCTACCCCAATCCTAGACGGCATTGCCGCCGCGCGCGGCTTGGACAAAGACAAGCTCAAAGCGGCCGCTCTAAAAAAATCCCTGGCCTATTCCGCCCTGTCTGCCATCGTTGCCGGTCAACGCCAAGCAATCCAAGACCAAATCGAGGCTGCCAAAACCAAATCAGCCTTAGACAAAATCAAAATCGAGTTTAAGCTGCCGGAGGCCGTCTAATGAGCAAAGTTTATTTGGCGTTGTACAAAGGCCGCAAACAAATCAAATCGCCCAAAGACATCATCTACCGCGTGACAGACTGGGCCATCCGCAAAGCGACGCGAGGCGAATATTCACACTGCGAAATCGCCGTCCGACTGCCTGACGGTCAGTTTGACTGCTACACATCGTCCCATCGAGACGGCGGCGTCCGTTGCAAGCGCATGGAGCTGCCGTCTGACAAGTGGGATTTGATTGAGCTGCCCAAGCCCAATCTGACCTACGGCCGCGCGATGAAACTATGGCGCGAAACCAAAGGCAAGAAATACGACCTGTCAGGCGTTTTGGCCGTCAAGTCGGTTTTCCGCCGTCTGAAAATTCGCCAAGCGCCGGACAAATGGTTTTGCTCCGAATGGTGCGCCGAAGTAATCGGCTTTGGCGATCCGTCCAAATATTCGCCGTCAGACCTTGCCGCCACTATGAAGCAGGAACAATTTTAAAAAATCCCCAAAAAATCCCACGCGCTCGCCACTCGCGTGGGATTAATTTTTAATAGTGTATCAATCACTAACCCATCAAAAAGGAAGCCCCAATGGCAGAAGCAAACCGCCATCATGGCATCACAGCCAACGAATACACCGAAGGCGTGCGCAGCATCAGCGACATTTCCACCGCCATCATCGGCATGGTTTGTACCGCCGAAGATGCCGACGCAAAAGTATTCCCCCTCAATACCCCGATTTTTGCGACATCAGCCTACGACCTGCTCGCCAAAGCTGGCACAAAAGGCACGCTCGCCAAATCCCTCGACGCCATCGTTGACCAAGCCGACGCGCAAGTCGTCATCGTGCGCGTAAACGACAGCAAAAACACCGAAGAACTCAAAGCCAACGTCATCGGCACAGCCGAGGGCGGCAACTACACCGGCCTCAAAGCCCTGCGCCGTGCCAAAGCCGTGACAGGTTTTACCCCGAAAATCTTGGGCTGCCCAGAGCTTGACAGCCAAGACGTCTTGACCGAATTGGTAGGCGTTGCCCAAGCGACGCGCGCCTTTGCCTACGGCAGCGCAGGCGGCAATCCCGACATCACAGAAGTGGGCAACTACCGCAAAAACTTCGGCCAGCGTGAGCTGATGTTGATTGACAACGAGTTTATGGCATTCGACCCTGCCACCAAGAAAACCGAGACCGCCGCCACCATCGCCCGAGTATTGGGTGCGCGTGCCAAACTCGACAAAAATGTCGGATGGCATAAGTCAATCTCAAATACAGAAATCAACGGCGTCAGCGGCCTGAAATTCGCGCGCAGCTTTGACCTTTTGGACAAAAACTGCGACGCCAACACCCTCAACAACAAAGACGTCACCACCCTGATCCGCGAGGACGGCTTCCGCGTTTGGGGCAACCGCACCTGCACCAACGACAGCATGATGGCGTTTGAAGTCGCCACGCGTACCGCCCAAATCATCCAAGAGACCATCGCGTCCGCATTTATGTGGGCTTTAGACAAGCCGATGCATAAGAGCCTGATGGAAGACATCATCATGGCCATCAACGCCAAATTGGCGCAGTACGTCAACAAAGGCTACATCTTGGGCGCGCGCGTATTTATCGACAAAACCCTCAACACCTCCGAAACCGTACAAGCCGGTCAATTCACAATCAGCTACGAGTTCACATGGGTGCCGCCACTGGAAAACTTGGTTTTCAACCAACACGTTACCGACACCTTCTTTGTTAACTTGGTTGACAAGGTCATCACATTCGCGAACACACTGAAACCGACTACCGTCTAGGCCGTCTGAAAGGAAACCCACCCCATGAAAATGCCAAAAGTCCTCAAAGGCTTTAACTTATTCGTCGATGGCGAGAACCAATACGGCGTCGTCGTCGACATCACGCGCCCAAAAATCAGCCGCCAAACCGAAACCTACACGCCGGGCGGCGCAATGACTGAGATGACCGTCGTCCACGGCTTTGAAAAGCTGACGATGGAAATCACATCCAAAGGCTACGACGGCGACATGCTCAAGTCTATGTCTAGCAGCATTGACGGCAAGCTGCTGCGCTATCAAGGCGCGCTGCAAGAAGAAGACGGCACCGGCTACCAAGTATTAAAAGGCGAAGCGCGCGGCCGCATTACCGAAGCCGACCCCGGCAGCGACAAACAAGGCGAAGGCGGCGAGCATAAATTTACCGTCGAGCTTGTCTATTGGAAAGAAAGCGTGGACGGCAGCCCAATCGTCGAAATTGACGTCATCGGCAATAAAGCCGCTTTCGGCGGCCAAGACGAACGCGCCGGCCTGCGCGCCGCTTTGGGCTTGTAATGAAAACCAAGAATCTGGCAATCTACCAGGGCGACACATATTTATTCAAAGTCGCCCTGACCAGCGAAACAGGCGAGCCGTTGCAAACCGACGGCCTGTCTTTTGCGCTGGCCGTCAAATTCACAGACGGCACAACCATCACGCCCGAGCTGACCGTTGACGGCAACATCGTCAGCCTGATGTTCCCTTCCGCCCTGACCGCCGCCATCACGCACCCAACCGCCGAATACGACCTCCGAGCCATCAGCGGCCAGTACGTCAAAACTTATTTGCGCGGTAATCTGCACATCACGCCGAGCATCACACCCGTGACAGCAGGCGAAGGCGGCGAAATCCACGAAGAGGCCGTCAGCGTTGCCGTTTCCGAAGCCGGCATCATCCGCGCGGCTGGCAACCAAAGGCAGACGGCCTACGACGACAGCGACCTCAAACGCCGCATCGCCGCATTGGAAGGCCACCAAGACCGAGACACCGTCTTCGATGACAGCGACCTGAAACGCCGCCTCGCCGCGCTGGAAAGCCGTCAAGACCAAGATACCGTCTACGACGACAGCGAACTCAAACGCCGCATCGCCGCGCTGGAAAGCCGCCAAGACAAAGACACCATCTTCGACGACAGCGACCTGAAACGCCGCCTCACTGCTTTGGAAAACCGACCAGCCCCCGAGGCAAAAGCAGAATCGCCATATAGTGAGATTCAGGAGGGCTACATCGCCCGTGAAAATTTCGGCTTTATCCCCGAAAACAACACGCCGGCCACAGTATCTTTTCCTAAGCCATTCAGCCGCCGCCCCGATATTTTCGAGGCGTGCTTAGACATCAAAAGCAATTCGGCACGCTTGCAGTACATCCAAAACGTGACCGCGTCAGGTTTTGACCTGGCCACTAATTACAGCCCCGAATTAAAAGGCGTTTGGTATCGCGCCGCAATTTTAAAATCCAACTAGGAGCAAATCATGCAAACCATCAAAATCAACGACGACAACACCCTGACCATCGAGCTTTCCACCGGCGAGCGCTACACCCTGCGCGAGCCGCTGGCCAAAGACATGGAGGGCTTGGGTCAGGATTTGATTAAAGTCAAACATACCGATACCGTCCAAAAGCTGCTGGGCAAAATCTCAACGCCGCCGCTGACGCGTGTCGCCTATGGCAAATTGAGCATGTCAGACGCTCAAGTTTTGAATGTTGCCATTGATTTTTTTTCAGCGCCGCCGTCAGCCAAAGCCGAGATGGAGGCAGCCTTGCAGGACTTGGGCTACTCCCAAAGCTCAAATTCCGAGCCGACCACGTCGGCAGAATCCTAAGCGGCGAAGCCGACATCTATCAGGCGGCGGCCGACGAAGAGAAAAAGTATTACAACCTAATCAACGACTGCCTCGCCCAATGCGCGGCGACATTCGGCAGCCTCGACAAGTTCGAGCAATGCAACATCGCCGAGCTGATTGAGTGGACAAATAAAGCCATCCAAATCAACACGCCCGAAGAGTAAACAAAGGCCGCCTGAATATTTCAGACGGCCTTTTGTAATCAAAAACAGGAAACATCATGTCTAAAAGCCTCGAATTAAAAATAATCATGTCGGCCACCGACAAAGCCAGCGCCGCTTTTAAAAAGCTGCGAGAGGGCGGCAACGTTTTAGCGCAAAGCCTGAAAAAGGCAGAGGCAGAATTACATGACCTAGATAAAGCCCAAGAAAATCTATTAAAGAAAAGCAAATTAAACAAAGAATTAAAAGAAAACGGCAAAGCACTAAGAGAAAACGCCGCCGAAATCCGCCGCCTGAATAACGAAATCGCCAAAACAGGAACAGCGAGCAAAGAGCAAGAAAAAGAATTAAGCGATTTGACCAAAGTAAACAAAAAGCTGACACAGGCGCAAGAGAAAAACTGGGAGAAAGTCAGAAAACTTGACCAGGCATTATCCGCCGCCGGTATCACGGCCAAAACATTCTCAAACGCCCAAGACCAATTAAATAAAAAACACGACGCGGCATCGAAAGCGGTAGAAAAGCAACGCTTGGCATACGAAAAATTACAAAACGCCCAAAACAAAGCCGCCGCCGCCAAGTCCCAAATGACAGAAGCCGGAATGCGCGCCGTCGGCCTGATGTACACCGCGCGCGGCATCGCCGACACCACGCGCAACGTCCTATCCGCTCCGGTCAAAGCCTACGCCGAAACAGAAACCGCCTCCACCGACCTGCGCGCCGCTATGATGGACAACACCGGCAAAGTCTCCGCCCAATACAAAGACATCGACAATCTGGCCACACGCTTGGGCGACCGCCTGCCGGGAACGACCGCCGATTTTAAAAACCTGATGACCATGCTGATCCGTCAAGGCATGAGCGCGAAGACCGTTTTAGGCGGCACAGGCGAAGCCGCCGCCCTCTTGGCAGTCCAACTCAAAAAAAGCCCCGAAGCCGCCGCCGAGATGGCCGCCAAGCTGCAAGACGCAACGCGCGGCACAGAAAAAGAGATGCTGGCCATCATGGACCAAGTCCAACGTCTCTACTACGCAGGCACGGACGACAGCAACATCTTGGGCGCGTTTTCCAAACTCTCCCCCGCCCTCGATACCCTCAAAATCAAGGGCGAAGCCGCCATGAAGATGATGTCGCCGCTCGTCGGTATGCTTGACCAAGCAGGACTGTCAGGCGAATCGGCAGGCAACGCCATGCGCAAAGTATTCACACGCATGATGGATACAAAAAAAATCGATAAGGTCACAAAAGGGACAGGCATCTCCCTCGACTTTACCAACGGCCAAGGCGAATTTGGCGGCTTGGACAAAATGTACGAGCAGCTCGCCAAATTAAAAGCCGTCAACACCGAGCAACGCCTCAAGATTCTGCAGGGCATCTTCGGCGATGACGCCGAGACGCTCCAAGCCTTAAACACGATGATCGAAAAGGGCAAGGCAGGCTATGAAGAGTTTGCCAAAAAAATGGAAGCGCAAGCCAGCCTCAACCAGCGCGTCAACGACCAATTAGGCACGCTGACCAACTTATGGGACGCGGCCAGCGGTACGTTTACCAACTTTCTCGCCAAAATGGGCGAATCCATCGCCCCCGAGCTGAAAGAGCTGACCAAATGGATCGGCAACATCAACGAAAAATTAAGCAACTGGGCCGCCCAAAATCCAGAGACCGCCAATACCATCATGAAAATCGTTGCCGCCATCGGCATTTTCCTGACCGTCATCACAGGCATCGGCGCGGCCATTTCCGCCGTCCTCGTCCCCATCGCCCTGGCTAAATTCTCATTCTTCAGCCTCTTCGGCGTATTTTCAGGCGGCGGCGGCGCGATTTCCACGATTATCGGCTGGCTTGGCCGTCTGGGCATGGCGCTGCTAGGCTTTGGCGCAAAAGCGGCGGTTTTCCTCGTAACCAACCCATTCGGCTGGGCTATCCTCGCCGTCACTGCCATCGTTTTGTTATGGCGCAACTGGGAGACCGTCAAATCAGCCCTGATTGCAGGCTGGGAGTGGATAAAAAAAGTATTTCAACAAAATCCCCTGCTCGCCGCCTTTACCGGCCCTATCGGCTGGCTCATTGCCTTGCTCGCAAACTGGAATAAAGTCAAAGCCGCCCTGATTAGTGGCTGGGAATGGATTAAAAAAACCTTTTCCGGCAATAACCCCATCGCCATCGCCATGACTGCCGCGATGGGTCCCATCGGCGCAGTCATCAACAGTTTCAGAATCCTGCGCTCCGCTGCCGTCGGCGCGTGGGAATGGCTCAAAAAGGCCACCTCCGCCAAAGCCCCGGCAACACCGCCCAGCATCGGCATTCCCAATCGCGGCTTTTCCGTCGGCGGCTACACAGGCGCAGGCGGCGTACACGAAGCCGCAGGCGTGGTACACAAAGGCGAAGTCGTATTTAACCAGCGCGACGTCGCCAAATTCGGCGGCTGGCAGGCAGTCGAGGCCATCCGACGCGGCGGCGCAGGCGTACTCGCCAACATCGGCAACCGCTTGGGCTTGGGCTTTTCAGACGGCCGCCAAGCCGCCCTGCCCAGCCCGACCCGATTCAATTCCGCGCCCCACGCCGTCAGCATGGCAGGCGACAACATCACAATCAACGTACACGCCGCGCCGGGCATGAGCGAGCAGAGCCTTGTCAACGCCATCATGGCCAAGCTCGAAGCGCGCAGCCAAGCCAAGCAGCGCCGCCGCAATTCCTCATTTTTTGATAAGGATTAAATCATGGTTTTATTAGGCAGCCTGGGCATGTTCGTGTTTTTAATGCGTACCATACCCTTTAATCAATACAGCCGCAGCCAGGCATGGAAACACCCAAACCAAGCAACCGTCGGCACCATGCCGCCGGCACAATTTACAGGCAAAGACCCCGAAGAGATGACCATCGAGGGCGAGCTGCGCCCCGAAGTCACAGGCGGCACAGGCAGCATCGAAGCCCTGCGCATGATGGCGGCTACCGGCAAGCCCTACACCTTAATCATGGGACACGGCAAAATCATGGGCAGCTACGTCATCACAAACATCCAAGAGCGCGGCAACCAACTGAATCCCGACGGCTCCGCGCGTGCCATCTCGTTTTCCATGAGCCTGAAGAAAGTTTCCGACAGCGCGCTCGGCCTCGAAGGCGCAGCCCTCAACGTCGCCGTCTCCGTCGTCCGAAACCTGACAGGAATTTAAGCCATGCAATTAAATTTTGATTCCATCAGCGCGGCCGCCCAAAAGGCCGCCGCCAAAATCTTTGACGAAGTCAGCGGCAAAAACGCCCGACATCTCACGCCGGCGGCCGAGCTGACCATAGACGGAAAAAGATTTGGCACGCAGGCAATGAGCCGCATCATCAGCATCAGCCTGACCGACAAGCGCGGATTCGAGGCTGACGAGCTGACCATCGAGCTTGACGACCACGACGGCACCATCGCCATCCCAAAAACAGGCAGCAAAATCACGCTCAAACTGGGCTACCAAGAAACTGGCCTCGTCGAAAAAGGCGAATATCTCGTCTCCGAATTTACCGCATCAGGCAGCCCCGACCGCCTAAGCATTACCGCGCGCGCCGCCGACCTCGCCGAAGCCCTCGCCGAGCAAGTAGAGAAAAGCTGGCACAAGCAGACGCTCTACCAAATCATCGAAGCCATCGCCAAAAAGCACAAATACGAATACATCATCAGTAAAGACTACCAAAACCAAAAAATCGAACACATAGACCAAACCAACGAATCGGACGCGTCATTTATGAGCCGCCTCGCCGAGCAGTACGACGCTATTGCCACCATAAAAAACGGCAAGCTCTTATTTATCCCGGCAGGCGAAAGCCAAACCGCCAGCGGCCAGCCCATCCTGCCCACCACCATCACGCGCGCCAGCGGCGACAGCCACAGTTTTACCTACTCCAGCAGCAACAGTTATCAGGCCGTACGCGCCTACTATACAGACAAAAAAACAGGACAAAAAAAGGAGGTCATCGTCAACAAAGACAACGCCTACCCCAATAAAAAAACCACCCAGCAAACCAAGACCGTCAAAGGCAAAACATTCAAAGCCAAGAAAAAAGAAAACGACAACCAAAAGGTCAACACCGACGGCCAAAAAATCAAAACCCTGCGCCATCTGTATGCCACAGAAAGCGGCGCATGGTCAGGCGCGCGCGGCGCATTTAAAAAAATCCAGCGCGGCGTTGCCGAATTTAGCATTACTCTAGCCGTCGGCCGTCCCGACCTCTACCCAGAAACGCCTGCCCTCGTCAAAGGCTTTAAGCCCGAAATCGACGCGGAGGCTTGGCTGATTACCGAGGTTTCGCATAAAATCGACAGCGGCGGCTATACCGCAAGCATACAATTTGAAGCGCGCATCGTCCCCGACATCACGCTCTACGAAGACGCGCCGACAAACAACTTTCAGCCGACAGGCGAAACAACGGAGATTATAAAAAATGGAAAACAAAGCTCATGATCCATATTCATGGATTGACCGACAAATCCAATACTGGCAACAAAAAAGCCGCGAAGCCAGCGAAGCCGCCGACATCGAAGCATACAACCACGCCGAGCGCGAACTCGCCAATTATCAAGCAATGCTCAAAATAAAATATTAGACCAACAAAAAGGCCGTCTGAAATTCAGACGGCCTCTATTTTTAATTCGATTTCTGCTCAAGATATTTAAGCAGCCGCAGCCATTTCGTGTGCGGCATATTCGCATAGCTGCTCAATGCCGGGCTGGCTTCCCATCGCTGCGCGGTTGTCAAGGACGTTTCCGTAATATCCGCGACGGCCTGCTGCGTCAGCCCATACTCTTGGCGCAGGGCTTTCAGGTTTGCCGGTGTGTATCCAAGCTCAAAATTATCAATCATACAAATCCCCTATTGTCGATTTCTTCGGGCGCGTTCCCATGCTTCGCCTGCTTCTTTTGCAATTCGGGGCGCGTTTTTGATTTGCTCCAATGTGGGGCTGTCAGGCTGGGCAATCAGCCGCCCGTCAAATACACCGTCGGCGACCTTTGAAAATTCAAAAACCCAACCATCTTCATGAGTTGCCGTTTGAGTTTCAAAATCAACCGTCCAGCGGCGTTGCCAGTTTCTATTTTGATGAGGCATTTATTTTTTCCTTTCAAAAAAGCCGCCATATTTGGCGGCTATTCTTTACTCTTCGTCTAATTCTACTTCTTCGGTTTCGATGACCAATTTTGAGGCGATGTATTCGTCGCATTCTTTAATTTGGCCTTCAAACCAGCTTTGATATTGGCTCAATTCGTCATCATTCATCGCAGTGGAGAAACCGTTGCTCATTGCCAGGCTGTTGATGTAGTCGGCGGCTTCGTGTGCAATGTTGGTTTGAGCGGTCAAGTAGATGTTAGTTGCTTTCATTTTTAAATCCTTGCCCCTGATTACCCGAGGCGCGGTTTGCGCGTTTGCGCTGAATCCATGTGTGTATATTACCGCATTAAATGCGGTAACGCAACATCTATTAGGTTAAAATTTGTACATATGTACATATTTACACATTTAGTTAATTTGTTAATTTGCGACATAACCACCGAAAACTTTTTTCCCCCAATTTAAATCGTCAAACATATCCCAAAATGCTGGCACATCAAGCGAATAAAATAAATGTTGCTCCCCGTTTTTGTATGTCATGATTTGAGCAGTTTTAACGTCTTCATTCCCGATTGTGATTTGCTTGGCCGAAACTTCATGCACTTTAAACTCTTCCCCATCTACAATTAAAAGATTTTGTTCAGGTTTGAACTCTACTTCTTTTGTTTCGCCGGTATTGATTCGGTTGAATCGGGTAACAGTTTCATATTGTCGTTTTACTTCGACTTTTTCGGTTTTGATGACGTTTACTAAGAATTTCATTTTTTTACTCCTGTAAGCCCCTGTCAGCCCGGGGCGTGGCGTGGTTGGTTTATTTCCAAGATTTGAGGGTATCGACAACGTGTTGCATCCGTTCTTCTTTAGTTTCCAGCCCTTTTAAAGAGATGTCTTGCACAAAGTAGCCATCTTCATTACGGATGCCGGCATATCCTTTGTGCCACTCAATGGAATATTTGCGCTCAACCTGCTGCTCAGTAGTTTGTACGCCATCAAAGATTTTAGCGGTTACGGTAAATTTTACGGTAGTCATGATATTTTCCTTTTACCCCTGATTACCCGAGGCGCGGTTTGCGCGGCTGCGCTGAATCAATGTGTGTATATTACCGCACGAAATGCGGTAATGCAAGCACTTTTTCAAAAAAAATCACACGAACGGCATTTTTTTATTTATCCAGCGACAGACTGAACATAACAGGAATCCCAGGCGTGATGGCGATGCTGTAAGTGATGCCGTCTTCCGTGTAGGAATCTTTGGCCTGTTCCTCCGGATTCTTATTGAAATCCTCCGCCAATTTGACGCTCATTTTCAAAAGTTTGGCCGATAGCTCCTTACTTTTGGCTTCGCCGACGGCCGAGCCGTCAGCAATGGGCGCAGTCAAGATGGCGATAGATTTGCCAAACAAGCCCAGCAATTCCGTGCCGTTGCTTTTTCCGACTGGCGCGGCAAAAATAAGTATTCCGCGCGGCTTTTTGTTTTCCGGGCTGGCCGAGATAATTATGCCGAGGCTCTCGGCAGCAGTATGCTGATACACAAGATTGACCGAGCCTTTCTCGCCGGTTGGCTGGGCATTTTTCGGGATAGGCTTCGTTTTCGGGTAATCAAAAAGCGTCATTTGACGGTTGATCCGTTGGCGCAGCTCTTCAAAGCTGATGGGCAGCTCTTTTTTCGGCGTGTTGATGGTCAAATCATAGCCTTTCTCGCTGGTAGGCTTGGAGGCGCTGTCATCGGCTTGCAGCGTTTCCGCTTTGGTATCCGCCGCCGTCTGCTTCGTCTCGTCGTCATCGCCCATCAGCAGCGAGCCGCAGCCAAACATAACAAGTCCTAAAACCATCGCCGACGCCCACGCGCCGCGCGTATGAATCTTGCCGGTTTTCCTGTCTTTCAAAAGTTTCGGCGCAAAAATCCCGATAAATCCGGCAACCGCCATAGCAAAGCCCAGCAAAAACAACAAAATTCCAATAATAAACATCATGTGAGTTTCCCTTCTTTTTTCTCTAAGTTGGTTGATAAAACTAAATATCCAAAAAATCCAACGGCAACACTTTCCAAAATTTGCCGTGAATAAACAAATCGTCAAATTCTTCCGGCTCAATCACAAAGTCGGATTTACTGTAAATCGGATTGTCGCTCGTCACATGTATCACGCCTGCTTTACCGCGCGCCAGGCGTTTGATGTATGTGTAGCCCTGAAAAGTAAATAAGTACACGCCGCTGGATTCAAAATCGACGACATCGGTTTTGATTAAAGTGATCGACTTCGGCGGTATCGTCGGCTCCATGCTGTCTCCGTCGGGCGACATCAGCTTCACGCCGTGCAGGTTATCCGTGCCGAGCAGCTCTTTGAGCGCAGATTTCGGAATCTCCAGCGAGTGCAGCAATTCGGGATAGTCGGCGTTGAGATGGCCGCTGCCGCACGAGGCGGCAACATCGAATAAATCCAAGCGCGCCGTTTCTAGGCCGTCTGAATCTTCAGGCGACCCTTCGCCTGTCTTCAACCATTCAACCGAAACACCTAATGCTTCTGCAATTTCAAATAAAAACTTTGGGTTTAGCGTCTCCCCTTTCGTGATTTTCCTCATCGCCGGATAAGACACGCCAACTTGCCGCGCCAAAGCATTCACACTTAGTCCTTTAGTTTGTAACGCAGTATTTATTCTCTCTGCCAAAGTTTCCATTTTTACTCCCAGAAAATAACTTTTATATTCAATGATAAAACTAAAGTTTGACTGTAACAATTCAAAAAAAGTTCAATTTATAGTTGACTAGATATAACGTAGATTATATTATTTGCTCATAAGTTAAACATTAGTTGAAAGAAGTTATATGAATCCAGCAATCAAAACCGCAATTTCCATCATCGGGAATAAAAACGCATTAGCAAAAGCCGTCGGCGTGAGCCATGTCGCCGTTGAAAAATGGTTAAAAGGCGGCGGAATCAACGTCCGACACGCGATAAAAATTGAAGAAATCACAAACGGCAAAGTAACCGCCAAACAAATTTCAGACGGCGTAACCAGCTAAATAAGGAGCAGGAAAAATGAAACATGTTGCAAATGTTATGAGAATGAATGATTGGCAGACAAATCAGGAAAGCACGGTAGGGCGAATCTTTGTCAAAGGGCGCGGGAAAGCTAAAAAGCACCTGATTGTATGGCTGGACGGGTGGGAAGAAGAACATGGCGCCAACTATTACGACGCCTGCGCTTCCGCACTGGGTGCCCATGCGTGGAATTTCATCCGCCCCGTCTAATATTTAACCTGAACGGTGTAATGGAGTGATGACAAAGCGGAAAGACGCTTGACCAGCCGGACAGACGGCCTACCAAACTAAACGGAGCAAGAAAATGACAGCAATGAAAAAGCCCGCACGAAGCGGGCAGAAAAAATCGGGAATCATCGAAATCAGCATAAGCGAGCTGCGCTATCTGATGAAATACGCGGCAAGCGTTACAAATGCGGCGCCCGAAGTTAGCAAGGGATTGATTGATGAGGTTCAAGAATGGGCTATTTCCCGTTTGAACGAAAAGACAGAAGGGTATTCAGCGATTCGAGAGCCTGCGCCGTCTGTTCGTCTTCATCAAGATAAAACGGCTCGTCCAGAAGAAAATCCCGAGCTTCGTCAGACTGAATCAAAGGCTCGACGGCTGAGCGTATGGACGCTGGATTGCCTCCACAGGCGCGCCAAATGTATTCAAGAAGCGCAGCGTTTAGAAGCTCTAGTCCTTCAAGCTCAGCAATCTGATTCTGAAGCACCTCAATCCGATTCAGTGCGGCTTGTAATTGAAATTCGATAGTCATGATGTTTCTCCGTTGGAAATTTGAAAAATGCAAATCGGATTTTAACGGAAAAAATAAAACCAAACCAAACTAACCGGAGCAAAAACATGAAACCCATCAACGTCCAACTCTCTTATGGCTCGCTTGTCGAGGTTGCCTCTTGGGACAAAGGCTTTCTCGCCGTACAAAAACGCGGCAAAGACGGCTACTTCAGCGAGCTGCCGCGCCAACCGGCAAAGACTTTGAAAAAGGCCGTCCAAATGGTCAGCCAAATCTACCCACATGAAATCATCATCGCATAGGAGCAGAAAAATGAACGAGCAAGAAAAAAAAGAGAATATGAATGATGCCGTAAGCCTAGTTCTCCTGCATTCATCGGAAATGGAGAATGTCGAGGCAATTATAGATTTGGCTGTTTGTGGACTGACAGAAATGACTGCTAAACACAATAAATCCAGCCTAGAAAATATTATTTTGCAAGTACTCGCAGGACGGCTACGAAAGGTATTGGAAACACTCCCTAAAACAGAATCTTTAATCAAAACAGAAAAGAGTTACCGTCGCCTGGAAAATATTATTTTCAAAAACGGATCGCCAATCATAAGGAAAAATGAAGTTTGCAAACTGTCTCTCGAACAACACGTCCACGCCGACACCTGCGCCAAAACAGGCGCGCCGGACGAATTAGCCACTGCCGCCGTCGAGGTCAAATTCTACGGCGAAGAGCTTGACCTGATGGAATCGGCAGCCTGCGCGGCGAATAAATCATTAAGCGAATTTGCCGCCGAAGCAGCCCTAGAGTACGCAGAAATCTACCTGCGCGCCTATGCGGCAGCCAGGACAGACGTCGAGCTGAAACACGGTTTAATTTAAAAAAATAAGAGGTGGGGATATGTCAAACAATCAATTAATCATCGTAAACGACAAGCATCAAGAAATCGCGCGCCATGAGCTGACCGACCGCGAAGCCGAAAACTTCCGCCGCGCCGAGCCGATGAAACGCTTTCCGAATATCCGCGCAACGGCGACCTACCGCAAACACGGCGGCGGCCTAGTGATTTACGCCAGGGAGCAAGCACATGACGGTCAAGCATAGAAACCAACACGAAAAAGGCCGTCTGAAATTGGCGCAGCAAGCCTGCCCATGCTGCGAAGAGCCTTGCGTCATTTACGCGTCTTTCCGGCAAACCGTCCTGACCCGCTTATATTATTTGCGCTGCACCAATCCCCTTTGTGGATGGACTGGGACAGGATATTTCGAGATCAGCAGCACGATTCAAAAAGGCAGCCGATTCTATGCCGAAAAGAGCAAAGAGCCGCCGGAAATACACGGAGAGACGCTCAAGGCAGTGGAAGAAGACATCAAACTCATGCAGCAGGAAACGCTGTTGCCATAGGGGGTAAAAATGAATCAACCGCAAGCCATGCAAAGCATCCGCCAAACGCTGGCCGCCGCCAAAACGAAGCAAGCCAAGATTTTTAATGCCTTAGAGCGCGACGCCATGCCGAGCCGGCCGAAACCAGCCTACACAGCCAACGAGCTGGCCGCCATGACCATGACGCTGGGGCAGGTGGAGCAGGTGGAAAAAGTGCAGGAAATCGTCGCCCAGCTCCGCCAATTGGTGCAATCGGTCAACACCATCAACGTCGCCTACGGACTGGGGCTGCCAAACCTGACCGCCACCGAAATTAATCACTACCTACTCGACCTCGACAACCGCGTCAGAAGCGCAGGATACGCCGCCAACAAAATGGGCGTGGACGAAGTAGTCAAAAAAATCGGAACAGTACAAGCCAAACAGCGGCCGCCCATCACAGACCGCCGCGCCATCAGAGGCAACTGAAAAGGGAAATAAAAAAAATGAGAATTTTAGCTTTATTCGACGACGGGAATGGAAGCGTGAAAAAAGCACTGCCCGACCATGATGTCGTATCGGTAGGAATTGGGAACGCCGATGTGGTGATGGATTTATCAGACCTGAGCAATATTAAAAAGCTGGTCGATATGCACAAAAAAGAGCCTTTCGATTTACTGATGGCAAGCCCCCCATGTGAATCTTGGAGCTTTGCAACCGCAGGAGATAACGGAAACGCTTATCGAGATAAAACCAGCCTAGCATTACGAACTTTTCAAAACTGGAAAAAACACCCGTATGTGTCAGTTCGTAGATTGGTTGAGCGTAACGCGCCTGAAATTCCGGCTGTCTATTCCAGATATTTGAGAAAGGGAGTGAATGGCGATTTAACAGCGTTATTCACGGCTGAATTGGTTAAGGCTTTGGGAATCTCGTTTGTTATTGAGAATCCTCAATCATCAATGATTTTTGACAAGTTGGAGCGCGAGGGGTTGAGTTTTGTGAAGAACGTAGCCTGTTACGCCGCATATAGCGATGATTTCCCACTTAAAAGAACTGGCTTTGCTTCCGGCGTAGCGATGAATTTAAAACAGGCAAACCGTGCGAAATTCGCATTTAACGCATGGAAAGGAAGCCGCCATATCGTGCGGTCATCTATACCTGTTGATTTAATTAAAGACATTGTGAGTTATTTTGAATAAAGAAATACAAGGATTAATCATGAAAATCAGAATCCGCTACATCCTCGACATCATCGCGATGGCTTTGGCGATTTGGGCGTTAATGGCAATGATGCCGTCTGAAGCCAAAACCGCCGCCGAAACGCCCACAGTCTTGGACATTCAGGCGCGCGAAGCCGAAGCCAAAGCCGCCGCCGACTACGAAAGCCAGGAATACGACCCGACACAAGGCGACGCGGAGGCAGCGCGATGACGGTACAGGAATTGTTTAACGACATTCCGCTTTGGCAAGTCGCCCACATCCTGCCCCACGAAGCGGCGCAAATCGTCGCCGAATGGTTGCACGAAGAAGCGCAACGCCGCAGCGAGGTGGAGTACACCGAGAAAGAAATCGCTGATTGGGCGGCGAGAATCGGGAATATTAATTAGGTTTTATCGGGTAATCCGACAGGCGCAGAAATGCCGCCTGATGAAGACTAAAAAGGCAGGCAGAAAATGAGTAAAAATTCAAAGCAGCGCGAGTTTACATTTAAATACAAGTTTGGCGGCAAATATTGGGTGACATCCGTATTTGCTGACAGCGTCGAAGAGGCGAAGCGGAAGATTCGGGCGCAGGCTGCGGCGGTTTACGAGGGCGAAGTTGTGACAAGGGTGCCCGTGTTGTATGGGGTTTCTTTTTTTAAGCGTTTTTTTAATAGATAAGGATGAGAAATGAAAGCCTACAAAATCATGAACTACGAGCCAAGCGGCAACGACGTGCAAATCGGCAAAATCATCGCAACGGCAGACGGCGAAGTAGTCCTCGAACTCAACGCCGACGGCGGCGGCAAGAAAAAGCCGTACAAGACCGTCAATGCCGCCTTGTACGAAGTACGAAGCCGACGCGGCTGGCCGTCAGCTTATTTGGTACGAGAGGCAGCGTGATGGACATTGTTTTCCTGATTGTGGTTTTGCTGACGATTTTTGCAGTAGCCGTCGCCATCGCCCTGTTGGTTTTATGGTTTGCATATCTAGTTTGGGCGGAAACGCAGAAAGAATACGAGCTATGAATCGCGAATTAGAGGCCAAGAACTTTGAAGCATGGGCGCGTAAGCGCGGCATGAATCCTCAACAAAAGCCGGGCGGCGGCTACTACTCGAGAGAGACCCAAGTCGCCGCGATGGCTTGGAGCCAACGGGCAAAGATTGGCGAGGCTGGATTTTGGCTGACAACGCAAAACAGACCGCCTGAATATCAACAGATTTTATTTTTTGACGGCGAAAAAGTGCAGGCCGGTTTCTACGGCCAATACCAATACGAAAATTTAGAGGGGCGCAAATTCCCCGAAAACGAGGTCACCTACTGGCGGCCTTTCCCCGATACACCATACGGCCCGATTCGGGCGGACGATTAACGAAAATGACCTATTACCACATGGCTCCGGTATTGGAGCAAGACATACAAAAGACCCTGCCCCACGGCCTGGCCCATGTGGTTATCAGCCGCTGGCAGCGCACGGCCAACCCTGCCGCAGGGCTGGCCGATTTGGCTGCCGCTGTCAAAGCCGACAAAGAAGCGGCGCGCGCCCTTGCCGCCGTGCGAAATCTACACCTGCCAGACGGCCTCGACCTTTCGGCAGACAACGAGACCATCGAAGCCAGGGCGCAGGCTTTGGCAGCCAAGTTTGAGCAAAAAGAAATGCTGGGCATGAGCTACCAGCACATGATGGACGCCGCCGACAAAGAGGGCATCCGCTCCGCCGAAGTATTCGAGCAGCAACTGCGAAAAATCGCCAAAGCGGCCGCAAGCGACGATGAAGAGCTGCTGGCCGAGGGCATCGCCGGCATTAAAGGCCGTCTGAAAGAAAAAAAATGGTGGAAACGCCAGCTCTACAAATTTCTCTACCGCGCATTTGAAGCCGTCATGCGCGAATGCGGCATGGTACACCGCCGCGCCGGTTTGTATATCTCAAACGAAGCATTTAAACGCTTTGAGCAACGCAAGCTCAAGGCGCGCGCGTTTTTCGAGCAAGCCGAGGCAATCTGCGAAGAGACTGGCGAATCATTCGTCTTGGCGGAATTGTGGGAGCATTCGATGGCAAATCCTGCCATCCGCCGCATGGAGCTGATGACGCGCATGAGAGGTTTTGACGAAATCAGCCGCGTTCACGGCCATTACGGCTGCATGGTAACACTGACATGCCCTAGCCGCTTTCACAAAAAACTGTCTAAAAACAGCGCAGACAATCCGAAATTTGACGGCAGCACGCCGCGCGATGGCGCAGACTACCTGCAAAAAGTCTGGACACAAATCCGCGCCAATCTTGGCCGCGCCGGCATCCGTATCTACGGCTTCCGCGTTGCCGAGCCGCATCATGACGCAACGCCGCACTGGCACTTGCTCTTGTTTATGGAGCAGGCGCACAAGGAGGCTTTCCGCCGCGTTGTTGCTAAATACGGCTGCCGCGCCGACCGCGAGGAGCTGGGCTTAAATTATTTTGAGACCGACAAAGAGCGCACCGCCGAGGCGAGACGCCGCCAAGAAGCCATCCTGCGCGAATCGGGTAAGAGAATCAGCCTAGCCCAACTCAAAGCCGCCATGAAGACAGAGGACGAGTTTTGGGAAAACTATTCTTTCCGCTTTTGGCAAAAATCACGCGCGTCGGCTCGTGTTGACTTTAAAGACATCGATCCGGCAAAAGGCTGCGCCGCCGCGTATTTGGCAAAGTACGTCTCCAAGAATATTGACGGCCTGACAAACTCCGGCGAGAGCATGGGCGACGATGACGAGGCAGAGCCAGGCACATCAGCCGCCGAAACCGCAAAACGCGTCGGCGCGTGGGCTTCGCAATGGGGCATCCGTCAATTTCAGCAAATTGGCGGCGTGCCGGTCACTCTTTATCGAGAGCTGCGACGCGTCCACGTTGACGCCGATGATTCGCTCCTGTATCGCGCCGTCCACGCGGCCGACCAGGGCGACTGGGGCAAATTTGTCGCTCTTTTGGGCGGCGAGGACTACGCCTTTGTCAAACGCGCCGACTTGCCGTTGGCGTTGTACAAGGAAGAAACAGACGAGCGCAACCAATACGGCGAAGAGAAAGCCGCAATCCTGCGCGGCGTCGTCGAGCTTGAAACGGGGGAATACCTCATTTCACGCGAGAAAGAGTGGATTTTAAAATACGGCGGCTCCGCCGCCGCTTGGACTCGTGTCAATAACTGTACGAAAATTTCCGAGGAAGATTTGGCGGCAGTTTCCGACACGATAACTTATAAGATTCCGTCAACGCCCGAAGAAATTGAGCAGACCCTCGCCGCCTGCGAGGAAATCGACGACCTGCCGAACTGGGACATCTTGCCGGATGAAAGCTGGGATTTTGATTTAGATTTATATGGTTTCGACGGCGAAGAACAAGGCAAAGGCCGTCTGAAAAAAGCCGATCAAGACAAAATTATCGCCGCCGCGCGCGAAGCCGCTGACGCGGCTAGTCAAAAATCTTTGGATATTTGGAAATTTAAAGACTACATGCGCCGCCTCGACGGCCTGCGCATGGTCAAACCGCTGACCGACGACACGCCGGTCATCAAACAACAACGCCGCCAACGCTACCAACCGCGCCCACGCGTGTGGACGGTTGACGACGTTTTGGCACGAGGCCAAGAGCTGCTGGCAAAAATCGGCGAAGAATTGGAAAAATTGGATTAAAAAAATTGGATTAAAACGAGGGGCAAGGAATGAATGAGTACATCACGCTTGAACAAGTCAAGGAGCTTTGGACAATCCCAGGCAAAAAACCGCCATCAACAGCCACAATCTGGCACCGCCGCCGCGCCGGTTTGATTCCCCAACCGAAGCTAGTGGGCAGGGATAATCTGTACAAGCGCGAAGATGTTGTCAGAATGCGAGACGAGTTTTTGAGAGGTTGAGGAGGTTTAGAAGATGGAATACAAAAAAACAAGCCGTGAAAAAGAAGAATTTGAAGATTTTATGATAAAAAAAGGCTACTTGCTTGAAGACCACTTGGTAAAGGACGACTATGGTAGATATTTTTCCGAAACCGTCGAAAATCTGTTTTATGGGTGGAAATGTAGGAAAATCTTTTCAAAGGAAAAAGAAAATCAGGCCAACAAATAGAAAAAATGCCGTCAAATCGACGGCATTTTTTAAAATCTTTATTTGGTATTTTATTTGGTATTAAGCTATTTAATAGAAAATATATTATATTAATCAATAGAATAAAATTATATCTGACACTCTTCCTCTCTGCCAGATACTAAAGACACCAGCTAACGGTGTCTTTTTTCATATCCGCCCTTCTTAAAAATATTACACCA